TGGCAAACACAGTACCTGATAGCCAATTGGAGTTTGACCTCGGGGAGGGCGAAGTAGCCACCGATGTTGAACTTCCGGAGTCGCAACAAGAGGCCTCTTCTGAGCCAGAAGAGTCTGCTGTCGAGGCTCCTGAGACAACCGAAACCAAAGCGCATAGTGAGGAATTAGACACCGTAAGTGAGGCTGTTCAGAAGAGAATTGCCAAATTAACGGCGAAAATGCGCGAAGCGGAGCGCCGCGAGCAGGCTGCTCTGGAATATGCCCGAGGTGTTCAGGCACAAGCGCAACAACTGCAAGAGCGGTTGATCGTTACCGACCAAAGTCGGATGACCGAAGCCAAAAGCCGCCTTGATACCGAACAAGCCACTCTTCGTGCCATTATTAGAAAGGCAAGAGAAGAGGGGGATATCGAAACCGAGACGCAGGCCACTGAGCGCCTTGCTGAAGCCCTGTATGAGCAGAAGCAACTGGCTCAATATATGAGCCAGCAAGAAGGGCAGCGCGCCGCTCCTCGGCAAGAGGTACAACAGCCGGTGCAGCAGCCGGTACAACAGCCGGTTCAGCAGCAACAGCGCGCCCCAAGTCCTAAGGCGGACGCTTGGGCAGCTAGGAATCCGTGGTTTGGTCAGGACAGGATGATGACGTATGCGGCATGGGGTATCCATGCTGATTTGGTTGGGGAGGGGATTGATCCCGAATCAGATGAGTACTATACTGAATTAGACAACAGGGTTCGGAAGGAGTTTTCCAACCGGTTCCCGTCCGAAAATCAGAGGCAACAGCGTTCCGCGCCTGCTGTTGCACCTGCATCCCGTAGTTCCGGGGTAAATAGTGCGCGCCGTTCGGTTAGGCTAAGTCCTAGCCAAGTTGCCATTGCAAAGAAACTGGGCGTTCCGTTATCGGAATATGCCAAGTATGTGAAGGATTAAATCATGACCCAAGAAAAGCTCGTTATTGATCGCGCTCCTCGTTCCACTCGTGAAAAGGAGACGCGCCGTAAGCCTTGGACACCTCCTTCACGGCTTGATGCGCCCCCTGCCCCTCCCGGCTTTCAGCATCGTTGGATTCGCGCTGAGGTCAACGGATTCCAAGACAAACAGCACGTTTACGGACGGCTTCGTGAAGGCTACGAGCTAGTGCGTAACGAAGAGCTCCCAGAGGACTACCGCGACACGCTGCCTACCATTGAAGATGGTAAGCATGCTGGCGTGGTTGGTGTTGGTGGCTTGCTGTTGGCAAGAATTCCGAACGAGACTCTCCAAGAGCGAAATACGTTTTATCGTCGGAAGGCACAGGATCAGATTCAAGCAGTGGACAATGAGATGATGCGTGAAAACGCTCACTCATCGATGCGTATTGAGGCCCCTCAGCGTAGTAGTCGTACTACCTTTGGTGGTCGCTGACCTTTTACCTTCTTAGGAGCTATACATGGCAAACGTAGACAAAGCCTATGGTCTACGTCCGCTGGGTAACCTGTCCGCCACTGGCGCACAAAAGCAGTATGGTTACATCATTGCGGACAACCAATCGGGCGCTATCTATCAGGGTGACCTTGTTACCCTCGTTGCAGGCTACCTTGTTAAATACGTCAGTGGCACTCATGCCACCGCTGTTGGCGTATTCAACGGTTGTAGCTACATCGATCCCACCTCCGGCAAGCCGACTTGGAAAAACTATTATCCGGGTTCGGTGAACATCACAACGGGTCAAATCGTTGCTGATGTGCTGGATGATCCCAATCAGCTTTATGTCATCCAAGCGGATGAAGATGTTGTTCAGGCTGATATTGGTCAGAATGCTGCAGTTACCGCTACTGCAGGTAGTTCTGTAACGGGTGTTTCTGCGATGGAACTGGATTCGTCCACCATCCTGACCACCAATACTCTGGTCCTCAAGATTGTCGGTCTGTACAACATTCCCGGCAACTCTCTGGGGGAGAACTTCACCCAAGTCGTCGTAAAGATCAATGCGCATCAATACGGCAGCATTGGTGTTGCTGGCCTGACCTAATAGGAGCTAAGACATGGCTATTTCACGTTCGCAACTCGTAAAAGAGCTAGAACCCGGCCTGAACGCTCTGTTCGGCATGGAGTATAACCGTTACGAGAATGAGCATGCAGAAGTTTTCGCTATCGAAAGTTCTGATCGTGCGTTTGAAGAAGAGGTAATGCTCACCGGTTTCGGTGAGGCACCGACGAAAAACGAAGGTGCTGGCGTTAGCTACGATTCTGCACAGGAATCGTTCACTGCCCGTTACACCCACGAAACCATTGCACTGGCGTTTGCACTGACCGAAGAGGCCATCGAGGACAACCTCTATGACCGCTTGGCAGCGCGTTACACCAAGGCACTGGCCCGTTCGATGGCTTACACCAAGCAGGTTAAAGCGGCTTCGATTTTGAACAATGCGTTCAATACCACAGGCCCTTACAACGGTGGCGACGGCGTTTCGCTGTGTAACAACGCCCACCCAACTGCTCTGGGCCCGAACTTCAGCAACGTCCCGTCTACGGCTGCTGACCTCAATGAAACGTCGCTGGAACAGGGCATCATTGATGTTGCAGGCTTCACCGACGAACGTGGTCTGAAGATCGCCATCTCTGTTCGCAAGATGATTATTCCGAAGGAACTGCAGTTCACTGCAGAGCGCCTGATGAAGTCAACTCTGCGTACCGAGACTGCGGACAATGACATCAACGCAATCAAGTCGATGGGCATGGTTCCGCAGGGCTATTCGGTCAACCACTTCCTGACCGACAGCGACGCATGGTTCCTGCTGACCGATGCGCCCAACGGCCTGAAAATGTTCCAGCGTTCCGACATCAAAACTGCCTTTGAAGGTGATTTCGATACTGGCAACGTCCGTTACAAGGCACGTGAGCGTTATTCGTTCGGCTGGTCCGACCCCCGCGCAATTTGGGGTTCAGAAGGCTATACACCGGCCTAATGAGAAAAGGGGGCATTTGCCCCCTTTTCTTTTAGGTTGAATAGTGTATATTGCAGTAATTCCGGGGTTATCCGGCATATCTGACAGTCCCGGCTGACGACATGCAGACAGATATGCCATGAATCTCGCATGTGAGGATTGCATAAATGGCAAATACTACCTTTAAAGGCCCTGTCATTTCTGACAACGGCTTCATCGGCCCCGCTGCTGTTACTGTTGCCACCGTGGCAAGTGCTTTGACAGCAGAAGATAGCGGCAAAACCATCTTCCTGAACTCCGCTACTGAATTTGCAACTACTTTGCCCCTCCCGGCAAACGGTCTGCATTTCACCTTCATCGTAAAAGCCGCTCCTGTTGGCACTTCGTACACCATAGTGACCAAAAACGGCGCAAATATCATCAAAGGCATGCAGTTTGTTGCTGCAGATGCCGCAGGTGATACAGGTACTAGCGATGACACGATCACTTTCGTGGCAGGTTCTTCGGTTGCTGGTGACAAAGTCGAGCTCGTTAGTGACGGCACTAGCTGGTTTGCTTACGCTTTCAGTACCTTGGCTGCGTCGATCACCTTCACTACCGCTGCCTAATTAGGAGGTCGCCATGGGGTACATGAGCGATTTACAAAGTACCTATCGTATTACTGACGGGTACGTCTTCACTGGGCGTACTCGCATTAAAGCTGTCTATGTGTCTCCGGACGCAGGGACAGGCTCGGTAGTACTTAGGGACGGCGGCGCTGGTGGCACTGTTTTGTACAAAATTGATGTTCCTGCCGGTAGTAGCGCTATTTACATGTCGCTGCCGGAAGACGGTATTTTGTTTAAAGATGGTGCTTATGCAGATTTAACCACGGTTATTTCTGCTACGTTCTTCTGGGCATAAGGGGCCAAATCATGATGAAAATGAACAAGAAGCGCAAGAAGTCTGGCATGAGCATGGACAAAGGTATGTCCTACGCGAAGTCCAGCAAAAAGGGCAGCATGGGCATGGACATGTATGGCATGGATCAGCCGATGATGAAAGCTGGTGGTGGCATGGTCAGCCCCCGCAAGAAGATGGCTATGGGTTACGCCAAGGGCGGCTCCGTCACTTCTCGCGGCAATGGCATGGCACGTAGCAAGAAGACCATTATCTGCTGATATGGCTCGCCGCAAGGAAAATCCGATTGCAACTTCCGTCAAGTCGGGCAATTTTCGCTCGACTAAATCGGGGGCAGGGATGACAAAGCAAGGCGTAGCTGCCTATCGCCGTGCTAATCCCGGCAGCAAGTTGCAAACGGCAGTCACTGAGGATAACCCTTCTGCCGGGAGAGCGGCGCGTCGCAAGTCCTATTGCGCGCGCAGTGCTGGGCAGATGAAGAAGTTTCCAAAGGCCGCGGCGGATCCAAACAGCAGATTAAGGCAGGCTAGGAAGCGGTGGAAGTGCTGACATGGAAATGATGTTATGGAATGCCGTCCTTACGCTATTGGTAGGCGTAGTTGGATGGATCCTAAGGGAAAAGTCTACCGAACTGCATCGTATTCAGGTGTTGGTAAATCGTACCCGCGAGGAAGTGGCAAAAGAGTATGTAACGAAGGTTGAAGTCCATTCGGATATCAATCGTGTGTTGGATCGCTTAGATCGTCTTGAGTCAAAGATTGATCGTTTTGTGGAGATACACCATGCCCGCCAAGAGCGCTAAGCAGAAAAAACTGATGGATGCAGCGGCACATAACCCTGCATTTGCCAAGAAAGTTGGTATTCCTGTGTCAGTGGCGAAGAAATTTAGCCGCACTAGCAAGGGCATGTCACTCAAAGCAAAGGGCGGCAGCATTAATCGCATTGGCGATGCTGTTTTGCCAGAACGTCGTGACCCGGATATTGGCAAGATGATTAAAGAAGTCAAAGTCCCTAAGTTCAAGGCAGGCGGTGTTGTACAGGTTAAAGGCGTAGGCGCTGCTCGTCCGCAAAAGGCACATATTTGCTAAGTTATGACCACTTCCGGCACAGCGACATTCAACTTAGAGATCGATGACCTGATCACCGAGGCGTATGAGCGCTGTGGTATCGAGTCAAGGTCTGGATATGATCTGACAACTGCTCGGAGGTCGTTGAATCTTCTGTTTGCTGATTGGGCTAACAGGGGGCTAAATCTTTGGACAATTGAACAAAGACAGGTGTCTTTGGTGGTTGGTCAGGCAGAATATACGCTGCCAAGTGATACGGTAAATGCTTTGTCTGCAGTGATTCGTACAGGCACTGGGCAAAACCAGCAAGACATAACGATTGACAGGATAAGCAGAGCAGAGTATCTGCATCTTCCTGATAAAAACACTCAGGCTCGCCCTGCTCAATATTACGTAGAACGGACAATAAGCCCTAAGCTGTACCTCTATCCGGCACCGGATAATGCTCAGCCTTATATTTTCCGTTACTACGCCATCCGCCGCATTGAAGATGTTGGCGCATACACAAATACCACAGATATCGTTTTCCGCTTTTTGCCATGTTTGGCAGCAGGATTAGCGTATTACCTAGCTTTGAAAAAAGCCCCTGATCGTGTGGTAGTGCTAAAACAGTTATATGACGAAGAGTTCACGCGCGCGGCACAGGAAGATCGTGACATAGCAAGCGTGTATTTGGTTCCTGATATGGGCGTATAGGTGCAAACATGGGCGGATATGCAGTAGGCAAGTACGCTCAGGCCATATGCGACCGATGCGGTCAGCAGTATTACCTGAAGGAACTGAAGAAGGAATGGACCGGCATGAAGGTCTGTCAGGAGTGCTACGAACCAAAGCACCCACAGCTTCTGCCGAAAAGAACAATCAATGAACCGATTGCGTTGTTTGAGCCACGGCCGCAACAGCCATCGGACATTGTGGTATTTGCTGGTGCTCCGGGCGATTCTGCATTTGAGAATAACGGCATGATGCCGTACCCGATTGCACAAGCACTAATAGGTGGTTTTATGTTGGGCAATGTCACGGTTGAGATAACATGAATTACACCCAGTTGACAACGGCTATTCAGGACTATACCGAGAACACGTTCCCTTCGGACGTGTTGAAGACGTTTGTCAAGCAGGCAGAGAAGCGTATCTATAACACGGTTCAACTGGCTGCACTGCGGAAGAATGTTACTGGAACCGTGACGGCGAACGATAAGTATTTGCCTTGCCCCGGAGATTTTTTATCGGTGTTCTCAATGGCGGTTATAAAGAGCACTGGTGAGTATGTATATTTGCAGGACAAGGATGTCAACTACATTCGTGAGATGTATCCGACTCCTACGTCCACAGGAATACCGAAGTATTACGCTATTTTTGGACCTGCGGTTGCTGGGGCAGAGATATCTGATGAATTGACGTTCATCTTAGGCCCTACGCCTGCTTCTGCGTACTCAGTAGAACTGCATTACTACTATTATCCGGAGTCCATATCTGAGACTGCGGATGGCACAACATGGCTTGGTGATAACTATGATCCAGCATTGTTGTATGGCTCCTTGGTAGAGGCAAATATCTATCTGAAGGGCGAGCAGGACATGATGGCGTATTACGAGAAGAAGTTTCAAGAAGCATTGATGCAGTTGAAGCGGCTGGGTGATGGCCTTGAGCGCGGTGATGCATACCGCGATGGTCAGGTGAAATACAAGGTGACTTGATGAGTTTTACGCAGACATATACCAACTCGTTTAAGCAACAGGTCCTGCAAGGAAATCAGGACTTGGTGGATGACGATTTGTATATCGCGTTGTACACGGATAGTGCCACTTTGGGAGCGTCCACTACAGCTTATTCAACGACCAATGAGGTGTCGGGTACGGGCTACACAGCAGGCGGCAAGCCGTTGCAGAATGCCACGATAAACATCTCGGAGGGCATTGTGTATATAGATTTTGATGACGTGGCATGGGCAGGGGCATCTTTTACAGCAAGGGGTGCGCTTATCTATAACACGTCTCAAAGTAATAGTTCAGTAGCCGTACTGGACTTTGGTGCAAACCAAACCTGTGTTAATCAAACTTTTACCGTCAGGATGCCTTCAAACACAGCCACGACGGCTATATTTCGTTTTACATAAGGAGCAATCATGCAAAATGAGTCCGCAAAGTCTGGTGTAGTGGTGGGCGCTTCGTTGGAGAAGCCTGTACCCAGCGTGGAAAAAATACTTGCAGGCGGCGTGTTTCACGTTGTTTGCTACGACAAGGATGGCAACGTGAAGTGGGAAGACACCGCCCACAATCTGGTTGTCAATGAAGGCCTGCAGGATATGAACACCAAGTATTTCAAGGGTTCTACCTACACGGCAGCTTGGTATCTTGGTCTGTATGGTGCTGCGGCTTCAAATACCCCGGCTGCTTCTGACACGCTGGCTATTCATGCTGGCTGGACTGAAGAAACCGGCTACAGCGGCAACCGCAAAGCAGTTTCTTTTGGCACAGCAACAACGGCGGATCCTTCGGTTCTAAGCAATAGCGCCTCTCCGGCATCCTTTGCGATTACCGCAACGGCTACGATTGGTGGCGCGTTTCTTTGCAGCGTGGCAACGGGAACCTCTGGCGTTCTGTTCTCGGCAGCGGACTTCCAATCTCCCGGTGACCGTTCCGTGGTCAATGGTGACGTTCTGAACGTCACTTATACGTTCAACCTAGATGCAGCTTGATAGGAGGCCGTGATGGCAGCTTTTGCAAAAGGACAAGTAGTTAAAGTCAATTCGGTTATCCCGTCTGGCCCGGTGCAGAAAATGCGCATGGATGAGGATGGTGTGATCTCGTATTTGATTGAATGGACTGATGTGAATGGCAATACCCATGAGCGTTGGTTTGAGGAAAACGAACTGGTAGCGGGGTAATTTGTGTCTGAAGGCGGCTTCAGCAGCGGCACGTGGG